AAAAGAAATCGTGGATCCCCTTAAAGGGATGATAGATCCATGGAAAGACTTGTGCCAATGCAAATTTTGTAAGCGCAAGCTGTAAAGCCGAACGAAGGGTGTTAACATTCGTAAAGTCATTAGACTTTACGAATGTTAACACCCTTCGTTCGGCTTTACAGCTTGCGCTTACAAAATTTGCATTGGCACAAGTCTTTCCATGGATCTATCATCCCTTTAAGGGGATCCACGATTTCTTTTAGCTCAAATTCTTCTAGGATATTTCCCAGATCCTGGTACAGTCGCAACTGACACCCTTGAGCTTTCCTAACCCCTTCGAGTCACCACCCAAATGAGTTTCTTCTCCGAAGCCTTGGCTTCTTCTTTGGAGGTTGATATTTGGGTTTTTTCTTTTGTGGTTTGTTCTGCTTCTTTCCAGCATCCCACGCACCTCTCTCAACTCCTTTCAAAAACGCATTTTGATTGCGAAGTCGATTTTTGTAATTTGGAATTGGAGCTGGTTTACCAAATTTCTCAAGATTTCCTTTAAATTTCTTTGATTTTTGGCTATCCCAATTTTTCGCCGCTCCACGAGCTGCCATGCCAAAACCATTAGCTATAGTGCCCGCTGCCGGATTTATCACACTTAAAGCGGCACCAACTGACGGGGCCCAATCTGCAACCGCTTGCATGACTGAGTTAAACCATTCCCCTTTCGGATTTTCTCCAACTGGTACCCCAGGTGGCATTTCAAATGTCGCACGAGAAAGTATCTCAAGAATGAGAGGATCATAGGGACACGGTAATCTCGCTAACACGAGAAGATCAGGTTCAGCAACAGTGGGAGTTCTTTCAAAATAATACTCCGTGGTTATTTGTAATGTTGTGGATGGATGCAATCCAGAAAAGGTTGCTCCAACTTCATCAAATGGTAAAACAGAAACACTAGCCAAATTTGGATTACGGCTAACGTCTGCATCCAATGTTGGGAAAAATCCCTCCCACTGAGTTTGAGATGAACCCACTAATTCAAGGTATGTATTTGGAAACACTGCTCCTGAAAACTTTGGTTGACAATTTATCATAGGATTTTCTGTTGAATTCGGAGGTGCAATCAAATAAACCCCTTTTGAAGCTGCCCATGTTTTTGAATTTGGGTATAAAGTTGCATTTTCCAAAGAAGTTGGAGGCATCAAGACAGTGTCTCCCACTAAACTCCAGGTAATTGGTGCCAGATCCACTTGGTCTACGGTGCCTGTAATTTGCGACCCTCGAGATGGTCCTTTCCACACTGTGACTGCTCCACCTTTATATAACTCTGCTGTAGTGTTGACTGCTTCAAGCCCGGTGGCTAGAAGTCTATTAGTTCCACCACAGAACTGCTCCGGATATGATCCATTACCAGTAGGGAACGAGTTATCTACTGCCCAATCTCCATTATCTGCCATCATAATCACGTTCCATCCAGCAAACAAGACTGTGTCTGGAGTGGCAGACTGGTGATAAACACCATTGTAATCAAACAAACCGGGACTAAAGGTGGTATACCGTGTTCCAGGAAGAAAAGTTCTTTCTTTCTCTTTATCAATTTTCTTTTCTGAACTCTTCCGTTCCATGGCCATTTTATCAATCTTCTTCAACATTGCTGCTTCTGCACGATAAAAATTAGGAGTGAGCGGAAGAAAAAAAATGAAACAGCTCCAAGCTGAAGACCCCCCCAAAGAAATAGAGAAGGTTCTTCGAACTTTTTGGACAATAACTCGAGCACTCGAGACATCCGGAAAACCATCAACATCCACTTCCACATCATGAAAGGGATCTGTGGCCACTTCAAGGTACCGAAGTCCTTGTTGTGTAATTTGTCGACTGTTAATTAGCCGATTTAAAATTTGTTTTGACTTTTTGGGTGCATTTATCAAAGTTTCTGTCATAACGTTCTATTTCACGCCTCCAACCACCATGTGATTATCCTTGGTAAAAATTAAAAACCCAAGGCGTTATGATCTCACCTGTTACACAACCCCAGCCCATTGCGCTTGTATCATCTCTCTGGATGGTATTCCTTGTCTAAGGAACGAACGCTTCACTGGGCTATCGGGAACGATGCGCAACAAATAAGTTATATATTTGGATATCTCCGGGTAACAATCAAACCACCCTAGCTCTAAAAGGCTGTACGCTTTCATTAATTCTGAATCTGCGTCGAGTGGACCTGTGCTTATTTGCATCCCTGAGAGAATCCTATCCCTCTTGTATGATGGTAGAAAATACACTTCTCCATTAATTCTCACCGCGTGACACTTCGCGCCAAGAAAAGACATTCCAACCGGTGAATTTTGCGCCTTAAAAGTTCCAGGTTTCAAGGCCATTCCAAATTGTTTGTAAACTGAGTCAACAAATTTCTCATCTTTAATTTTGGAGAACATATTATCCAAACCACCAAAGATGTCATCACCATAAATCCTTATCATCTGCTTTAGAATCTCTTCATTTGTTGCGGTAGGATTGGCTTGTATTAACATATATGCCATTATCAATTCATGGCAAATGCAATTGTTGCTCGTTGTCATTCCATCTCCTGACATTTGTGCCCAAGCAAATTTCACCACTGAGCCATCTGGAAGCAATATCTTATGATTAAATACCGCATCCGTGACTCTAGAAGCAAGGGCCATTATTTCTTCTATTTGCCGGAGATCACATTGTCGATCGACCATCCCCTCGTTAAGCAATTCGTTTCTGAGTCGCATCGCAAGGAATATTAAAGTGAGGCGTCTATCCCAGCCTCGAACATCCCATTCAACGAAAAAGTCTCGAACACATTCTTTAACGAGTCGATCAAACCCCCCCCC